GATTACAGACGGTATTGAGGCTGATGATGCTATGGGACTTGAACAAACTGCTGCATGCCCGTGGACTCTCGGAGTAGACAATGCTGGTGAACTCCATGAGGACACAATCATTGCTAGTATCGACAAAGACCTTTTGATGGTGCCCGGTTGGCACTATAACTTTGTAAATCTTGAGAAGACATTTACGATACCCATTGACGGCCTCCGTAGATTCTACCAACAGTTAATACAAGGTGATAGCAGTGATAACATCATGGGCTATGACGGTAAGGCAAGACCTAAGTTACCACAGTTTCTACAGGGTGATGTGGACTACATATGGGCTTGTGAGGAAGAGATAGATATGTATCACAAAGTACAGGACATGTACGACGATGGCGAACGCCTAGCACGTAACTGTCAACTTTTGTGGATTCAGCAAACAGGACGAGAGGTATACCATCCGCCAAACACGTAAACGAAAGCAACTAGATAAAAATGCCCCTTACAAATCAGGACTTGAATACCGTATTGCAACGGCACTCGAAAACAATAGCATTGTGGTGGCGTATGAGTGCGGTAGACTACAGTATGTGGTGCCTGCTTCACAACATAAATATACCCCCGACTTCAAACTGCGAGAAGGTATATACATCGAAGGTAAAGGGAGACTTCTGCCTTCGGAACGAAAGAAACATCTCTTAGTAAAAGAACAGAACCCCGATGTAGAGATTGTATTCTTCTTTGAGAATGCAAATAAGCCTATCTATAAAGGCAGTAGCACCACGTACGGTGATTGGTGCGATAAGAACGGGTTTCGTTGGACAGACTTAAAATCAGGATTGGATAAAATACTTGCAGATTAATCATGTTATCGAAAAAGCAGATGGCTCAGTAGTATTTCAAGGTGTATTGGAAGGCAAGGAACTTCAACTAGTATTGGAGGTAGGTATCAACACACTATTTGCTGAAGGTGCTCTACCCTTTGTATCTGTAGAGGCTAAGAACATGGCCTCTATCATGGACACACCGGACTACGACCAATGATCCTCCTAAATACGGGCATCGGTCAACATAAACAGTGTATTGTACGGTTTGGAACGAAAGTTGTGGGTCATCAATGTGATGATGCCCTAATTACTCTGACAGAAATTAGAGAATACTTGGAGACAAAACCAGAACATACCCTCATAGATTATTTGTATCATTTGACTGGTACTTTACGTGTACGGAATTTAGACTCATGAAGGTAATTGTTGCTGGTGGTCGGGACTATGCTGACTTTGAGCATGTCACTGCCGTATTAAAAAGTCATTCTGAAATTACAGAGGTCGTATCTGGATTAGCCCGTGGGGCAGATATGATGGGGTGGAACTATGCCTTTAGCAATGATATTCCAATAGAAGAATTTCCTGCTGATTGGGAACATAATGGAAAAGCCGCAGGAATACTTAGAAATAAGGAGATGGGTGACTATGCGGAGGCTCTGATTGCTTTTTGGGATGGCAAATCTAAAGGAACTAAACATATGATTGACTATATGAAATCTCTGAATAAGCCAGTTACGGTGTATCCATATTGAGTACGCATCTTATCATTCCGGACGCACAGTGCAAGCCGGGACATAGCACAGAGTATCTTCGTGCTGTAGGCAATTACATTGTCGCAAAGCAGCCAGATGTCATTGTGAACATCGGAGACTTCGCCGATATGGAATCGCTGTCCTCATATGACAAGGGCAAGAAGAACTATGAAGGCCGTAGGTACAAGAGAGATATTGAAGCAGCCCATCTAGGCATGGAGAATCTTCTAGGCCCACTGCGTGAGTACAACCTAGCTCAACGTAAGAAGGGCAAGAAACAGTACCGACCACGTATGGTGCTGACACTAGGCAATCATGAAAATAGAATTGAACGTGCTATTCAGAACGATGCTATGCTGGATGGCACCATCTCACTAGAGGACTTAAAGTATGAGGGCTTTGGTTGGGAGGTACATCCGTTTCTGGAAGTGGTGGTTATTGATGGTGTCGCTTATTCTCATTATTTCACCACGGGGGTTGCTGGTCGTCCTGCAAGCACTGCTTCGGCTCTTCTAGCCAAGAAGCATATGAGTTGTGTAGCTGGACATCAACAGGGACGTTTGAGTGCCTCTGCTATTCGTGCTGATGGACAACAGATGATGGCTATCATTGCAGGTTCTTGTTATGAACACGACGAGGACTACATGGGACCACAAGGCAACAAGCACTGGCGTGGTATTGTCATGCTCCATGAAGTTAAAGATGGTGCTTTCGATGAAATGTTCGTGTCCTTAGACTACTTGAAAAGGAATTATAAATGATTGCTAAACTTATTGCATGGTTGGAAGTAAGAACAAAGCGAATGGAAGTTGCGATTGCAGCAGTTAAAAAACATAAGGCAGAGAATGAATAAGAATAGTACCGACGAACTTTCTCCACCACGTCCATACATTCCCGGCGATGTTGGATTTCCACCCAGAAATATCCATACCAGTCGTTTTGATGGTGGTCTTGGACAACAAAATAAACCACCTGAAGAGTACTTCAAGAAACCTTTGACAGCAGGTACTAAATATGATGCTGGCAAACTTCCCCTTGATCTACTTGATCCTGTAGCACTTGAGGGATTAACTAAAGTCCTAGAATTTGGAGCTAAAAAATATGCTGCCCATAATTGGAGGGGTGGTCTTACTTACAGCCGCCTCATTGCTGCTATGTTACGCCATACATTTGCTATTGTCCGTGGAGAACGTATTGATCCAGAGTCTGGTCTTCCTCATATTGACCATGTTGGGTGCTGCTGGATGTTTCTATCGAACATGATGAAGACACGTACTGATATGGATGATCTACATTTTAAGGATAAAGTTTGAATATAGAACCGTGGATTGAAACAGTCAGTGGTAAGAAGTTCCACTTCCTTGAACCTGCTGAAGACGAGATTGACATTGATGACATCGCGTATGCACTTGCTAACCAGTGTCGCTTCAATGGGCACTGTGATCGTTACTATAGTGTAGCAGAGCATAGCGTATTCGTGTCGTCACTGCTCCCTAAAGAACTGCAATTGGCTGGACTGCTACATGATGCTGCTGAGGCGTATCTGTCAGACATTCCTAGCCCAATCAAACAGTTCTTGCCGCAGTTCCGTGATATGGAAGCAAACGTAATGTTAGCTATTGTTAAGAAGTTTGGTATTCCTAATGATGTTGTTAGTGAGGCACTGATTAAGAAAGCAGACCTTCAACAGCTTCGTACAGAAGCCCTAGTCATGCTTCCTTCCAAGGGTGCTGAGTGGACGATCACTAAGAATATTACAGAAGACGGTGTACGTCCTATAGGATATCCTCCTAACATGGCCTATACTTTCTTTATGAAAGCATATCAGTACCTAACCAATACGGAGCCACGCATCCAATTAGTATGACAGAAGAATATGAATTGCCTATTAGCGAGTTGATGGAGAAGTTAGCAGAGTTCGATGAGATTACTATCCTTGAACTACTGGAAGTAGATAGTGAACAACTCGTGTATTACTTGCGGGATTTAGTTGTGGAGAAACAAGATGAGTTACGCTGGCAAATACAAGACCAAGACGAAGATGATTAACGACGAACAGGAGAAAGAAGGTAAGCAAGTGGAACGTAAGTGCAACCACGATGCTTGTTTCTGTGATGGTACATGCCGACAATCAAAAACAAAATCAGAGCACCCATATCTAGATAAATACGAATCCTTTAAACGTGAGCAATGATACTAAGATAGCACAGAATCGTGCTGCCGGTTTGCTGGAAGATTTAAAACGAAGCAAAGGGCATCTGTATGATGCTCTCTTCTGGTGTGAGAAGCTAGACAAGACCCACATGGATCACTCCTACTTTGACCATGCTGTGTCTGTTGCTGCTTTGAAGTCAGTACAAGACCAACAAGAAATTCTAGCAGCTATTGCAGAAAAGCTTACTCATCTAAAATCCAAAGGGTTGAAGTAACTAGGTGTATAACATCTTTGCTGTTACTTTCAATGGTTTGGGTTTTAGTATAGAGCATTTGGATTATACAGAAGGGCATGACTTCCAATGGATGGTCATTATCCAGTTGCTCTGTTTTAAGGTCTGTATTAAACGTATGTTAGTAGAGTAGACAATAAAAAAGGGAGCTGATTAGGCTCCCTTCTCTTTTTACGACTTAAACATCTCTTGTGCTCGTTGTCTACGTAACTTCAGACCATCGACTACTTTACCGTTGTCATATATCCACCGCATGAACTGACTGCATGCACCATCATAGTCTCTGTTGTTAAGCAGCTTCAGTATAGTTGACTTAGAGAATTGATCTACACCTAGATTGAATACAAAGTCCACAAGAGCATTATACTGTCCCTGTGTAAGTGGCACCTTCACTAGCCTGTTCACGGCTTTCTGAGAGTCTTGAGTATCCTTCAAGAACTCCTCATCAGCTTCCTCTCTCGTACATGTCATGCCTTTAGTTACTGGCTTGCCATTGATACTCGTATTACCCCATCCAATAGTCCAGACACCACCCGTATCTAAATAAGCTTTGAGTGACAGCCCTTCATTTAATTGAATGAGGTCTATACCTTTCTTGTCAAGAATCATTGTCTATCCATAGCACGTTGCTGTTTAAAGACAGAACCATTCATCATCGTACGTTGTAACTCAGTTGTGCGACGATTAATAGCAAATTGTGATAGGCCATTAGCAAAGTCAAGGCCTTCGTGCTCCGCATACTTCTTAGCGAGTTCACCAGCTTTCTCCTTAGTAAGAGTACCATCCATGTAGTTACGTTTAGCTTCATCCATAACACTGTTACGAATATCCTGATGTCCAAGATCAATCTGTTTATCAGAATAGTTAGTAGCCAGTTCTTTGGATTCACGTACAGAACGTAGACCAAAGTTACGCAACATCTTCTCATCGTCACTACGCTTTACACGACCCTCACCAGTACGAGGATTTGTGTACATGTCCCCTTCAGTGAACAACTGATTCTCCATGATGCCCTGTGCTGAACTAGGTGCCCACGACTTAGCAAATCGTTTAGCACTTGTCGCATCACGGTTCTTAGCCAAATCCCATGCAGTACTACCCATGTCAGCAACAGCAGAACCGTAAGGCATCAGAGCAGCAGGAACAGAATCAGGAATCAGATTTGCATTACTAAAACGACTTGTCAAATCTAATCCCATAGAAGCACCAATACCATGAGTGATTGTCTCAGGCATCTTTGAATGGAGCACTTGGTTTGTCAAACTATCTGACTTACCAAAGGCTTTCATAAAGGCACTATAGAGAGCGTCAGCTTCATTGAAGCCATAGGCACCTACGATACCAGATAATGCCAAGGATGTACCTAGGAACGTTGCCAATGGGATTGAGGACTTGATAGCTCCATTATCTGCACGAGCAGCTTCACGAGTGTAGAATGCCATCTGTGATAACTGATTGTGTTTATATCGAGTCAGAGTACTAGCCACATCACCTAACCAACCAGCTTTAGCAAACAACATAGGACGTTCCACAGGATGGTAATTAACCATCGAGAAGTTCGTCATGTTCTCTGCTGCACCAAAGATATCCTTCATTGGGATACTAGCATCCTTCAGTAGATGACTAAAGTACAGGAACGTAGTGCCACGAGTCAGTAGTTCTGGATACTTAATGTTAGCATCAGCAACAGCATCAAAGCTTTCCTTGAGTTTAGACTGATTGATGTCTCGTGTATGATCGGCCATCTTCACATCGAAGATACCTTTCTCATGAGCATAATCAATAGCGTCTTTCTCAAAGCCCTTAAGTTTCTGATCCATACCAGCCAGATCAGTCATCATAGCTTTAGTCATTGTATCTGTGGCATGAACAGCCGCTTTAGATGCACTGAACTCTAGGCCACGACCTTTGAGGAGTAACGTCAACGCAGGATTAGTAGCAAAGGGTTGTATCAACTGGACAGCAGTAAATGGGATG